TATGTTACTGGCAACGGATGACCAAAAAGCTATCGGAATTAAGCGCATTTCACAGATTAAGCGTGATCTGTTCGCGCATAGAAAGAACGTGGCGCAAGAGGCTTTTGATAAATCACCGGGTCATATCCGCAGAACGGTTTGTTTTCATGCTGGACTGAAAGAACGGCATGTAAATATGAAATTTGCAGAAATGAATTATAACGAACGTCAGAAATTAATATGGGCGTTTAATGACCTTATCGATTTATCAAAAACCTTGCCGCGATTTATCAGTAATGACGATTGCGAATTAAACACTAATTAACCGCATTGCGTAATACTGGCGTTAACCCGCCGGGCATCGCTTTGCCTGAAATAAGGGGTACTTATGAAACTTGAAACTACCGAAGAGATTAAAGAATTTTACCCGCAGCCATTAGATGCCGTGTTGCTAAATGTTCGTATTGATGAGCGGAAGAACCAAGCCGATCTCGCCGCTGCTCGTCTGGTGCGTTTAGCTGCACACATCACTAAGAACGGCTTAACGGCTATCGAGGCTGTGGAATTGCTGCATCAAGAGGCTGTAGCCATTGAGAACCAAGCGCAGGAGCTGCACTAATGGCCGATTCAATGGACTACTCGCAAGAGACTCAGGCGCTATTGCTTGAAACGCAGATCGCCAATGCCCGTCAGTCTTCTGTGCTGCCGTCTGCGTTCGTGTGTGAAGAATGCGATGCTCCGATCCCTGCCGCCCGTCGTGAGGCTATTCCAGGTGTTTATACCTGCGTGGGCTGCCAGCATATTCGTGAGGTGAAAGGTCACCTTTTTATTTTCTCGAGGATCGCATGATCGAGTTCTCTATTTTATTCGGCCTGCTGCTTTTGGCATCAGGTCATTTTATTGCTGCGGATTTGAGTGATGCAGAATTCATGCGCCGTCCAGAAAGCCAAAATTACGATTAGGAAATAAAATGAAAAAGGCAATATTCCTTTATGACTTTACCGGCCTTATGGCTCAACCATGGATTGAAGCCGGGTATGAATGCTGGTGTTTCGATGGTCAGCATGAATCAGGCGTTATCAGGGAGGGTAATCATGTCAAGGTGGGCATGTGGTTTAGTGCTGCTGACAAATTGTCACAATCCAGGCAAATTACTGACATGGTCGGGGATGGCGTAGAAATAGTGATTGGTTTTCCCGAGTGTACGGATTTGACCGTTGCCGGAGCCAGGCACTTCGAGAATAAAAGACAGGCGAATCCATTATTTCAACTTGAAGCGGCTGAGTTGGCTGATTTGGTTCGTATAGTGGGTTTGCTCAGTGATGCACCCTGGGCATTTGAGAACCCCGTGGGTGTTCTGTCGACCATGTACCGCAAGCCGGACTTTACTTTCAATCCCTGTGACTTTGCGGGTTATTTGCCCGAGTGGGATATACACCCCGTTTACCCTGATATTTATCCTGGGCGTGACAGATACAACAAAACAACAAATATTTGGTGCGGTGGCGGTTTTATTCAACCGCAGGCGAAGCGCATAGAACCGGAATTTAAATATAATCCCGGTTGGAAATTATGTGGCGGTAAATCAAAGCGGACAAAGAACATCCGAAGCACAACGCCAAGGGGATTTGCCAGGGCGGTTTTCCTGGCAAATGGCTATAAGCACTGTTCTTCATGTAATGAACGCTACTGCGGTAACTGCATCCACGCCAATGGTGCAGAAGTTCAATGAGCCAGGAAGCTCCTGCTTACGCTTACCCTTGGAACGCACCGCGCCCGGCAATCGCCGGGCCGGCAAGACCGCTTACCCGTGAGGAACATGCTCAGGGGCAAGCTGTTTTACGCCAGATCCATTCTCTGCCGCGCTTTCTCAGCGCCATTTTCCTGTCACGTCATGACTATCTGCTGAAATCCAAAGGGCTGCATGATGCCAATAAATGGCTTGTGTTCCAATTTGAGCGCCGTATCTGGCCCCGTATTGAAGCCGTTAACGCCAAGAATAAGATGAACCTTGCAGCCTCACCGCGCTGGATGGCGGAGGTTGATAATTATGCTGGCTTGCCGGGCATGGATGACAAAGAGCTGAAACGCCTTGCGGATCGCGTGGCCGGTCAACTGTTGTCTATCTATGAAAGCCGCGTTGAAGAATTCATTAAAAGCAACGGCGGTGACAATACAGGGCTGTTTGAAGATAGTACTCAAGCCTGTTTTTATGGTCTTACCGCGCCGATGGTTCGCGCCTTCAATATCACCCCGATGCACTGGAACAAATACCGCAAGGGCAAACTTGATGCCCGGTCAGCGATCGCCAGTCTGTCACGGTTGGTAGATGCGGAATGGTGGGATCGCCAGTTAAAAGCCCAGCGCACGCGCTGGCGCGAGGCGTTGTTGATTGCCGTCGGCAATGTGAACCGTGGGGCATCGTCCTATGCCAGCAAGCAGGCGATCCGGGATGTGAAAGCACGTCGTCAGTCCAACTTTGATTACCTCAACAGCCGCGAGCTGGAGAACGTCGAAACCGGCGAACGCTTCAGCCTGATTGACAAGGTCATGGCGAGTATCTCTAACCCGGAAATCCGCCGCATGGAACTAATGGCGATGATTGCCGGTGTCGAGCAGGCCGCCGCCACAAGGGGCGATAAAGGGATGTTTATCACCATCACCACCCCATCCAAATATCACCCGACACGCGCCGTCGGAAAAAACACCTCGAAGGTGCATTTTAATCATAAATGGGATGACGAAGCCTACACGCCAAAAGATGGCCAGCGCTACCTTGTGAACTTGTTTAGTAAGATCCGTACGGCGTTTAAAGATGCGGGCCTGAAGGTGTACGGTGTGCGCGTTGTTGAACCACACCACGACGCGACGCCGCACTGGCACATGATGCTGTTTACCTCCAAAGAGCAGCGCCAGCAGGTGATCGACATAATGCGCCGCTATACCATGGCTGAAGATGGCGATGAGCGCGGCGCCGCTAAAAACCGTTTTGACTGTAAACACATGAACAAAGGCGGCGCGGCGGGCTATATCGCCAAATACATCGCGAAAAACATTGATGGTTACGCGCTGGACGGCGAGCGCGATCATGAAACGGGTGAACTGTTGACCGAGACGGCCGCCGCTGTTACCGCGTGGGCGTCAACGTGGCGAATCCCACAATTCCACTTTATCGGCTTGCCGTCGCGTGGCGCGTGGCGTGAATGCCGAAAAATTCGTTCTATCAGTCTGGCCGACGAGTTTGACGACAGCGTGGAAGCGGTACGCGCTGCCGCTGATGCCGGTGATTTTGCCGCCTACATTCTGGCCCAGGGCGGAACCAATGTTTCCCGCGACGATCAGACCGTGCGTGTAGCCCGCCGGGTTGCCGACGAACTCAATGCCTATGACGAAGAAGTCCAGAAAATCGCGGGTATTTTTGCCCCGCATATTGGTGCCGATCGCGTTTATGAAACCCGTACAACGCAATGGCGCATTGTCGCTAAAGCCGTTGCCGTTGAGCCTTTGACTTTAAAAAGCACCTCTGGTGCGCCTCGGAGTCCTGTCAATAACTGTGGGTTGGTCGATAGCAAAGGCGCTACAAATACGCAGGATAGTGAACCTGTAGAGGCCGTGGCGGTGTTGGAACACCCGCCAGAGATACCGATTGACTGGAATGATATGACCGTTACACGGTCTGTTATGAGTCGTATACGGGCTATTCCGTCGCAGATAAAGAAATCACAACGCAGTTTTGACCCTTATCGCGTGCCGGATGTGTCTCCGTCGGCAAGATTGACCACGGCAGAACGCGATCGCATTACCAAAATTTACTCAGAGTTGGCACTACAAAACATCGTCCCGGAACGCTGGGAACTGGAAGCGTTAGCACGTGGTGCTAAAGTCAAATTTGGTGATATTTCAATGCAGTATGCACCGGTTAATGATTGGGCAGGCTTTTAATAATTAGTTGCGGATGCAAAATTTATGGGTAATACTGTATATGCATACAGTGATTAAGCATCGGAGGAATAGGGTGCATTTACCAGCAGCGGAAGAAATGGTTTTTTTAGAACGTATTGAACTCATCGCCCGTCTGGGGGTTTGTTATGAGAGCCAAGCAAAAGATAAAGACATTGCATTGATATGGATTTCAGAACTGGCCGGGGAGATGAAAACGAATATCTGTCCAGAAAAAGCCGCGATAATCCAAAAGCTCGCCGCTATTTCGTAATCCATAGGTGACGTATGAAACGAGATTTACACTTGGCCGGGGCGTTATTGGAGACCCTGAAACCCACAGCAAAAGGCCGCAGAATTAAGACGGTAGATTTTATACATGCCGCCAATCGGTTAGGGACGCACCTCACACCAGATGAGGCAAACTACTACATCGTAAATCGGTCTGGTCACGTTTATAAGTTGATCGAAGAGGGCCGCCATCAGCACAACACGTACCTTTATCTGTGCTAAAAATTGTATTAGCTCAGACTTGAGCTGACATTGCCACAGTACAGAGCTTTAACCTAACGGGGCAGCTCTGTGTCCGGAGTGGACCTAACAAAGGCGGGGACATACTGACTAGGGTATTGATATGCCGTTCGCTTTTTGATCTCTGATGTGATGATGATCAAATGATTTTTTCTAAAAAAATTGATAACTTATGTAACATCCAAGAGAATAGCATGATATTGGATATCAATAGATTGGAGCATAGTTGTGAACATTTTCATTAAGCTATGCTGAATGGAAATTATTCATATAAGGTTCAAAATGAAAATTGAAGTTGCATGTAAAAAAGGCAGTAATAACAAAGATAAAGGAGATCTTCTAGAAAAACTGGCAAAAAAACTCCTCTTAACTCAGAACTATGATGTTATCGAAGAAATAAGAATAGTTGGTGCTGAGTTGGATTTGCTTTGTAAGCACAAGGTTAATGGGAAGAAAATTTATGTTGAGTGTAAAGCTCAAAAAGAGCCAATATCTGCTCCCATTTTAAGGCAGTTATGGGGGACTGTGGATGTCGAGGATTATTCGGAAGGATGGATAATTACAACTTCTGATTTTACAAAAGATGCCAAGGGGTTTGTTGAAAATTGGAAAAAAAAGCCAAAAGAAAAATCAGAGCGCCTAAGTTTCTATTCACCAGAGATTATTATTGAGGCGCTTAAAAATTCGTCAATAATTTGCAATCCTCCTTTTTTAGCTGCGACAGACCGTGTTGAAAATTCTGATGATCTTGGAGATTGGACTCTTTTGTTATCAGAATATGGAATGTACTGGTGTGTGTATACATTGAAAGGTGGCGCACCATATGGTGTTTTAGTTTACAGTGCTTCTAATGGCAAGCCAATTAATGACGAAGATACAATTCAAAACCTTTCAACTCTCGATACAACAGTTGCAGATTATGACCTTAGAGTAGGTATAACAAACGAAAAAGTTGTAGCGAATATATTTCCGACTAGATTACCATCAGTTGTTCAAGTTCAAATTGGTGAGTCTTGGGATGATTATCGCCCCGCTCGCCCTAAAGATTTTGTTGGAAGAGATTCGACTCAAAAAGAAATTTTAAAATTTTTAAATTCAGCGAAAGAAAATTCAGGTACGAGAATTTTTGCAATAACAGGAAATTCTGGACTCGGTAAAAGTTCCTTAATTGCAAAGCTCAGAGATAGATCAAAAAATATTCGATATAAGAATAAATATTTTGTTTATGCTGTCGATATTCGAGGTGCACGTGAACCTTCGTATATTCTTGCTTCTTTATTAATGTCATTAAGAGAAGCACAAAAAAATGGATTTGGTGATGCAATCGAATTGAGTTTGAGTGATCCAAGTTCTCCATTAAACTCCAGCAGCATACAATCTTATCTGAACTCTTTAGAACAAAAAGAACAAGTTATCTGTTTGATATTTGATCAATTTGAAGAGTTGTATTCAAAACCAGAGCTCTTTGGGGTGTTTAATGCCGCAAGGGATTTAATGTTAGATGTTACAGGCAGTCAGAAAAATTTAGTCCTAGGATTTGCTTGGAAGACAGACAGTACAACTCAACAAGATCATCCTGCTTATCATTTATGGCATGAACTAGCAGATCATAGAAGAGAATATAGATTAGATGTTTTTGAAAGAGGCGAAATATCAAGTTCAATAACTAAATTTGAAAAAGAGATTAACCAAAAAATCTCTGCTGAGATAAGGCATCAAATTTCAGAGGTTAGCCAAGGGTACCCTTGGCTTTTAAAGAAACTATGTATTAATTTATATGAAAGCATCAAAAAGGGAGAGAAAACAGATTCGTTTCTTCTTGATCTTGATGTCGGCCGTCTTTTCCAAGCGGATTTAAATAACTTAAGCCCACAAGAGTTGGTGTGTCTCAAACTCATTGCGCAGAATGCCCCTGCTGATTGGAGTGAAATAATTGAGACATCAGGCACTGCTATATTGAATAACCTTGTTCACAAAAGATTGGTGATTAAAAGTGGTGATCGGCTCAATGTATATTGGGATATATTTAAAGACTACCTTCTCACTGGGAAAGTTCCGGTGGTGCCCTATAACTATATACCGACATCAGATCCATTCTCTCTGATAAACATATGTAAAATGTTAAAGCATAATGAGTTTACAGACGCATCAAAACTTAGTGAAAGTATAGGCCTTCATGAAAGAACAATTTGGAATATTGGGGCGGATCTTGTTATGTTGGGGCTTGCTGAACGTGACGGTACCGCCTTCAAGAACAGCAAAAAGCTTGGTTCAAATGATGAAGGTTCTATACTTAGCCTCCTCAGAGAAACGTTAGCAAAACATGCATTGAAGGTGGCTTTATATAAAAACCATTCTGGAAAAACTATATCTGTAGATATCCTACGTGAAATATTTATAGATTGTATGCCAAAGGATAAATTTGGGGAAACAACTAGAAATACTTATGCCAATCGACTAACGAACTACCTTGTCTATACAGGATATTTATTGAGAGCAGGCAGTAATCTCATTGTTCAAGATATGGGAGCTCCAGTTTTGGATAGAGAAGGTTTGGCTCGTAGAGGTAAACAAAGAGGGAAAGTTTTCTCAGTTTCTGTATCACCATTTGCTACTTATAATGCAATCAATTGCATTCCCGATAGTGGTGCTAAAACTATAGATATAGGTAGAAATGAACTTTCAGTACTAAAGAGGTTTGAACTCGTAACAGTTAAGGATGATATCGTATTTAAGAATTCTGATATTATTCAAAAATCAGGTGGGCATAAAGAAGCAATTTGGGCTGCTGCAAAAAATGAAAAATCGCTTTTGAAATGTATTGAAATAATGCAAGATAATCCTGATATAAATTCTAAAGATATTGCTGCAAAAATATCAGAGGAATATAGTTTAAATTGGTCTGATGGGTCAAAAATACGAAATGGTGGCATTCTAAAACAATGGTCGTCATGGATCAAAGAGGGGGTCGAGTCGTCTTCTATCCCTACACCACCAGGACGCCCAAGCAAATAAAAGCCTCAGGCTCAGTGTTGCTGAGCCTATATTTTAGGCTGATACTTTCGATGATCGCTCAAAGCGGACTGACAGATTTATTGTGTGTTGCCAGAGAGTTCTGCCTGCTCAAGTCTGAGCTAAATACCCTATGCATGCATTAGATGCATGAATTCGCATGATGATCCGGTGTGAGTTTTACCCCCGCAGCGCAAGCGCTGGCGTGGATCGCGCCGGGTCATGCAACTGCATTAAAAGCGACACATGAAGCGGGCAGGCGAGGCGGGGATAGCATTGCGCGCAAGCGGTGTTTAGACCATTTCAAATTGTCAGCCAGCGAGCCATCACGGCGATATATCGAATCATTCAAACATCCACGCAGTTTTAGAACGCAACGCGCTAGCGGCGTTCTCAGGCGTTTGTAGCGGCACGCATTTCAACATCAAATCATGACACCAAAAAATGACACCAGCTTATACTTGCAATGGTGTCACAAAGTGATACTATAAACCCCATGAACAAACGACACCAAAAAACGCTGTCAGATGTGTTTGCCCGGCCTGTCAACGGTTCTATAAAGTGGTCTGATATTGAGGCGCTTTTTACCGCATTAG